GTAGTGAAAGCACGAGCCACCAGATCCAGGGATCGGAGCCTGGGGGCATGCGTGCAGTGTAGAGAGAGGTCCGGGCCTATCCCGCAGTCCTGGCATGCCGAGGACACCGCTCAGGGGTGAGCCTCTTGGACAGTTCTGAGTCCAGTTCGGTTTTTTCTAATTCTGCATCTATTTCAATTTTGGTTCATTCAATTGACGTATTCTGATACAAATCGTGTTTGAGCCCTCCGGATGAAAAACTGCCGTGCTGGACCCATTGAGGATACTTCAGCCAGTATGAGGTCAAGTACCCATGCTCCGCAGAGACCAGCACCCAGTGGTGCGATTTGAGCCCTATTGGAACTCGACGGACAGTGTCCAGGCGGATGCAGGTCAACACTTTCCTGCCTCCTTCTTCTGCAGGGGTTGCTCCCACCAAGTTTGCCCATACCACCGTGGCCCATGATGGGTCCATGAAGAGGGGGATATCAGGTTCTTTTTCTGCCTCTTGTGCCACTCTCAGGGCCTTCTTGATCGCGTTAAAGTATCCGGTGTGGAAGTGAGGAGGGTTTGACACAGCCTCAAGATCAACCACATACTTCTCACGGATATCGATGTAGGCTGCTGAAACGCCTTGGAACACAGACTTGATCAAGTCGCGCATCTTGTATTGTACTCCCATCCGGTAGAGGTATGCCAGCAGGATAGTGCACTCATGAACTTTCACGCGATGCCAGCATGCCATCAGCTGGCCCACTCTCCTAGCGTGAAGCACCTTCATCCTCTCGGTTGTGAACTGCTCAAGCTGATGGGTGAGCTCTAGGCAGAAGTCTTTAACGGCCCCTTTAATGGCATCGCTCCAATGGTTGTATTCCATCCAAGCCTGTTGAAGTGGGGTCATGGACAGCATGAGATGGTACGCCAAGATGATTGACCTCATGTCTTCTTGGGTCAAAGTAGCTCCTCTTGCCTTGGACTGGGTCATGTGTTGGAGTCCTCGCTCTCGGGCTTCCATGGAATCTGGCCTGTCCCGTTGGAATTCTGCCAGATATCTGAGCACTTGCTCAAGCGGATGGTGGAGCTGCCGATCGATGTTGTCTTCTGCTAGAATTCCTAAGGGGTCATTGAGTGAGCAAGGCATGCTTTCTTGCTGCCATGATAGCAGGTGAGGGAGGTGACGCAACCACCTAGGCAATGTGGTGGCCCCCAATACGCACTGAGCCTCTCTGGACCACCACTTCCACTCTGCTTCTTCGAGGGGGGATGAGTACACCATCCGTTGCTGCCCACAGATGTAGACTTCTGTGTTGCCAGGTGAGGAGGTGAGGGGCTTGACAACAAAAGGATGGTACTCCAGCCCCTCAAGAGCTGTGAGAACCTCCCAAGGATCAGGTGAGACTCCTGCTAGGTAATGCTTGATGATCACGAGGTGCACTCTGGTGTGGGAGAGGAACAAGAAGAGCCTTTCTAAGGCTCCTTCTCGGTCTTCCCCATGACCCTCCATGTCCCAGGTCAAGATGCCCTGATCCGGAATTCCCTCCACGGATGCTTTTCGTAGTTCCTCCCAAGTTCCAGATAAGGTGAGATCTCCATTGAACTCAGACAGGTATGGCAAGTTCACAACCCTATCCATAAGAGGGCAGCGGCAGAGCAGATCCACTGGGATGTACCCACTAGCTGCTCCATGGTGGTGGCTATCAGGGGTCACCAGGGTGTTGAAAATTCCCACAGCATCCGGATAGATGTGGAGAAGGTACGCAAGCATTGAGCCTCCGCCTTCTGCCAATGTCCAAATCGTTTTGATTTCCGGTAGGTGTTCGGGAGTGGCAGCTAAGACCTCTTGCAGCTTGAGGTATGCCCCAGAGGCAGAAGCCATCCACCTAGCCACTTGGATTGCCTCTGCTGGGCAGAACTGGGGGACCCACTCGTGCCCCGGTGGCATCGAGTGCCGAGGTGTCTTCTCAGAGGGAATGGCTTCTAATTGGGTGTTCCAGAGTAGGAGAGGCCATGGGGGACCCTCAGCAGATGTGAGCCTCTTTGGTTCCGCTCTAGGGCAGGGGTGAAATGGTTCCACAATGAGATCATCGGGAGCAGGCAAAGCTCGGGCCAAACCAAGCACCAGTTCACTATCCGAAGTGATGATCACATGGATAGGAGGAAACATTCCACCTGCTGCCCTCAAAAGCTCCACGGTGGAGGCATCCGGGTTTGCATCACTGGCCGCTCGAAACGCAGGAGACCAAGATTTGAGGAAGAATTGTAGGCCCTTCAAATCTGGGTCAGCTTTCTTCACCTCAACAATCAGAGGAATTGACCCCTTGTGGTACCCAATTCTCTGTGCCGCATTCCGCAAGGCTTGGAGTGTGAACCTTGTGGATCGTGCAGCAACATCCTGAATGGAGTAAACTGGAGGAGCCCCCACAATGCGTGCCATCTCTGGCAAGTGTCCAGCCACAATTATGGCTTCAATCAGGGCTTGGAAGATGTGAAAGTCCTGAGCTCCCGTGTCCCTCGAAATTAGTGCGTCCAGTCTGGTCATGCTTCCCCTGCGAGATGAAGAGTTTCCAAAGCACCTCCTAAATGCACACCCCACCACAATTGCTTGGAAGAACCGAATCAAACTAACCTTGCGGAGAAGAGACAGGTTGAAGATCCCCTGGGGAATCCCAGCTGTTTGTGGCCTGTCCACTTGCCAGGATGCTCCCAGTTGGAACTCCCTCCAGTTCTTTGCCACTTTCAAGGCCATGAAGCCACAAAGCCCACTCTCCTGCGACCGCGGTGTTTCCAAAGCCATGGATGTCACCCACTTTCGGGCCTCCAATTCTTGCCTCAGGTCTCCTAATGCGGACACACTCATAGTGGTGGCAGCGATCAAGTTTGGAGGAGGGACTGGTATTGGCCTGTCCAAGTGCAGTGTTTGAGGTGGCACCGGATAGGAACAGTGCTCCATGCGCACCTCGGCAAGAAATCTGTGCCTGATGGGAGGAACTAAGGACAGGTGGGCGAAGATGAATTGGTACAACTGCTGGAAAAAGATGAATCGGTCTTCTTCTCCTCGGTGCAGCTGAGTCGCCCTGTTTGTGGAGAGCATGTACCACGTTGCGAGTAGGGTGCGTTTGGACTGGTATGCCCCCATTGATTCTCCTAGAAGCCCGAACCTGTGGTCCAAGGTCCCTCCGGTGATGGTCTGCGTTGTTCCCCTCAAAATTGCTCCAAGTCCGGGGACCCTTGAGTCAATTTGACTAATCAAAGATGGGATGAGCTCACCAGTCGCTTGCAGGTATACTGCCCAGGCGAGGAGCTTGGCTAATCCCCGCACGGCTTTTCCAGCCTCAACCCCTTCTAGGTTCACGAGTCGCATAGTCCTGACTGGATCTTTGGTTCGGGTGCCCGTGTATAGAGCAAAAGGCCCCCTCGTGAGTGTCAAATCCTCTGTGGTGGGAGGCAACTGAGATGATGGAGACACAATGATGGAGTTTGCTAGCTTGGAATCTGGGAGGCCCAGGTGAAAGACCACCTGCTCGATGGGCGCTGGGCAGTATGCTCCTGACAGTAGTTCTGTCCCTAGTCCCCATGTCATGCTCATGATGAACATGCGAACGGAGAAGGTGCAGTCTGGTGCCCATTGGTTGGCCGCACACCACCCCAAGTAACTTCCTTTCCACCTTGCTACAACGGTCTCCCAAAAGGTGGAAGCTCGGGTTCCCCTGGCCTCTAGTTGCTCTTTCATCCTCTTCAGGCAAGCAACATCGTTTTGGATCACCTCCATTGCAAAGCTGAGCTGCTTCTTCCCTGCATGTTCCCGTTCCATGGCCCTAGTTAACGTCCGAACCTTGGAAATCTTGTTGATGGCTGAGTGCGCTTGCCCTACTGCATGAAACTCATACAAAGAATGGATCACTGCCATGTTTTTGGGCTTCAGTTGGAGCAAGGCTCCTGCCAACCTGTCTCTTGCAGAAGGAGTGGCAGCAGAGAAGAGCGCTTTTATCTTCACATTTCGGATTCGATTCGGGGCGAACAGGTCCTTTTCCACTGCAGCCCTGATCACTCCCTCAATGGTCTTTGGCTTTCTGATGTGAGGTGCCATTGGATTAAGGACCAACTCCAACAGGTGTTGTCTCGGCTGTGTGCCGGGCGTGAAGTGCACAAGGCTCGCAATGGTCCCTTGATACTCCGTGTGAGACTCAAATATCTTCCCAAGCATTCCCAAACTTTCTGACAAGTGATCTTGATGCCCAGCATAAAGAAAACTCGGTAGTTGGAGGACAGGTAGGAATCCCAACTCAGCCCCCGCAAAGGTGAGTGAGACCAACCGTTTTGGGCTCTTTGGCAGGTTGGCTGCCCAGTCTGGGTTTAAGTGTAGGCCCACAAAGAACTCGAGATATGCCAGGAATGGCCCGGCCACCGGATCTGCCACCACGCTGGAAAGCACCATCCCGGCCCCCATGGCTGTCTCCGTGAACGCTGACACTGAGTTTGCCCCATCCGCCGTTCCGGAGGCTGTTTTGGCACTCTGTTTTAAGGATGCAGGGCATGGTTTTCCCTTGAAGTAGTATTTCCGTTGGTACGCGAACAGGGAGTCCGAGTGCCAGGTCTCAGCCAGCTTTAGTTCTAGCCCTGCCCTGTCAAATTGATGGGAGAGAGACTCTTTGATCTTCGTGATGGTTGATTCAGCACTCTGTACCTCGTCCAATTCGATGAAGACTACCTGGTTGTCCCCTGACCCAATCAACTTGTACTTGAGCTTTGTGGGTTCCAATGCCACGTGGATGATCATTTGGGTGTGGAGAGTCCAAGCTTTTTGGCAAATCCCTTGGTTACCCCCTAGGGAACCATTCCAGTGGTTTGCCCTTCCTCCTATTCCAGGCGGGCTGAAGGAATCTCCTGAGACAAAGATCCCGAACAAAAATGGCCACATCATCTGGGAGAAATGCGTCACCCCAAATAGTTCGTTCAATGCCAACTGGAGGGGTGCCAAAGCCGATTGACGATACGTGTAATTCCATTGAGTCAGGTCCAGGTTGAACACCACCCAATTGCCATGCTTCCCATCCAGCAGCTTGGACAGCTGGTCTGTGTGTGATATCAACTCTGGACCAGACAGTGTCATGGACTGCTCGCTGAAATACGGGTAAATTGTGTTTGAGATGTTTTTCTCTAAAGCCGAGCACTTCAGTCTTGTTTTGGGATGCAAGATGGAGTACATACGCAGAGCGATCTTGTTTTCCAGCTCTTTTCCATTTAGCAGGATTAGCCTCTCTTCTGGTGGAGGAGCTTTCAACACCCAAGCCTCGTCAAACCAAGCTTTGATATCTATGTGCTTTTCATGAAGAATCCACTGGATAAACCTCCGCTCTGGCTTTGACCCGACCAGTCTCAGGTTCATGGCCTTTTGGAGTGCCTTGTTGTACAACCAGTTCTGCTGGTGTACCGGAGGGGCTGACGACTTGTCATCCATAAGGTCCAAGGGGTCAGGGAGATAGTCAAACTCAAAAGTCTTGTCCATCCTGATCCTGGCCCACTCTAGCAATGGAATGGAGTCCATCTCCGAAGAAGAAGGGCACACCCCTGTGATGAGCATCTTCACGATTTCTGGGTGATAATAGCGAAGAGGGACAATCACTGGAAGGATGTTTTCTTTTGCGTAGTAGGCCTTGATGAACCTCTTCAGGAACATACCTCTGACTTCCTTCGCTGATTCTGGATCTGTATCCCTTAGCTGGTGAGTATACTTGTACATCTTGTCGAGGCCTTCCTGCTCTTCCCCCACTGGGTAGTAGTGCAGCTTTTCTTGACCGTACTGCTCCAGGACCACAGACACTCCTTCCTCAGCATGATCTTTGATCACTTTCCTGAGGAGACTGAGGATTGCCTCTGCAGAAGCGTAAACTCGGAGGTCATCCTTCTTTAGATCGTCTAAGATTCTCCCGATGAAGCCTGTATCATTTGTCAGAGAAGGGCAGTTTTCGAGCACCACGCCGACACACAGGGATTCAAGGGCCTTGTAGAGCACGCTGGCATCACTTCCAATGTTCTCATAAAGCTGGTCACAAAGAGAGTAGATCTCTTTGGTGAGCTGGAAGAAGCCTTTCCCTTTGAACGGAGCACACTCATCTGCTATAGCCGCATAGGTAAACAGATGATACTTGGACTCCATCTTGTCCAGGGTGTTCAGCACCCAATTGAATGGGACTGCCAGGGGAGATCGTGGAAACTTCTCCAGAACCACCAGCTGTCTGTGGAAAGTGAGGCTTGGAAATGAGCTCAAGACGAATGGCTCTCCTGCCTTTTGCTGGTGATGGGTCAACTCGTAATGGAAGTAGATTGCTGCTGCCTTTTCTCCCCAAGCCGCTTGCACCTCCGGGGTCTTCATCAATCTCTTCCTCATAGCACTGAGCTGAGCAGCATGTTGCTGCATGGTCGCTCCCGCCACTGCTTCGCACATTACGGTGAATGATGAAGAGGCAAGGTCGACACAGCGCGAGAAGAGCGAGAAGGGGGAGATTTTGCGGAACACCCCTTGTTGGAGGATGTGATTTTTAATCCACGTGAACACTGGCATCCCACGATCCAGTGACTTGGGGCACACCCGCAAAGTCGCAGGGTCCAATTGTGGGTACATGAACCGAATTTGGTCCGGGTACAGCAACAAAGCGCTCACTTCGTTGTTAGTCAGAGCTGAGTTTAGATGGCGCGCATAAGTGGTGACCTCATACGGCCCATAGCCTTTCATTGGTTTGGAATCTGCCATTTCTGTAAAGAAATTGTTAGATAGAATTTAAAACTAAGAAATGTTTTCTTAAGTTTTTTCTAATAAACCACTATTCACTCTTCTATCTAACACTACACAACGACCTACCCTTATCTACATTACTCGTGTGGTTCTGGTGATTCAATTTTCCAATATCGGGGTTTCTCATTACCCCCATGCATAGCGCCACAAGAAATAAACATAGCAAGAGATTAAGAAAAGACAAAAAGCTTTCAGGATCGAGCTACGATTGTTCCAAGCGCTGTACACCAATCTGAGTCCTAATAGAATTCTTCCCCGAGGTCGGTTGTGTCCGACTTCCACGGCCTGATGGTCTTGAAGGCTGGGTCTTCCTCCCCCTGAGGGTCCTCC